CTAAGAACGACAGAGCCGTCCCTTATGCTACCTGCAACAAAGGCCTTCAATATGCCGGCTGGGTTGTAAATCCAGTAAGCAGGTCGACGGTCCTTCTCGTGCAACGGAAAGCGAATACGCCTATCCAATAGCCGACTGTATCTGTATAAGACACCGCCGGTTTTCGGATGCACTACATGGCGCTTAAGCACTTCAACAGGCACTTTGACACCCGCGTCGTCGGCCTCATCATAGGGAACGGGTAAAAACCGAACCTTCTGACGAAGAAGACTAACGAGTCCATTAAGCCTGATGTCGTGCCTCGCTGACCACCTTACGAGACGATTGATCGCAGAGTAGCAGTCGCCAATGTCACGGAGTCTCTTAATATAGACTCCGCGAACATTTAGGCCACAATAATAATCGTGACCGCACGACTCTCTAAAAAGTCCTTCGTTAAAGGACTTGTCAGTGTTAACCGTAAATCCCAGAACGCCGAGCATCTTGCAGACTCTAGAATAAACCCTATTGTCTACAATTATATCGTCGCCAAAGACCGCAAAATTGCCGATCTTCATCGGAGTACGTACAGTTGTTGCACCATACGTACTGTCGTCTGGATAAGCGGAACTGCCTCGCGAGCGAATAGGTTTTATCCCATAAGCTCGGTAGCAGGCACTGACTAACGAGGAAAACAACAAAGTCTGCAAGGGAAAAGTAAAAGCATTCCCCATGCTAGACACCATGTGCAACTCAAGTTCACTACCATCTGGAAGAATGGTGCAGGGGCATCTATAACGCTCAAGTATAGCATTAACACGAGCGGGCAAGAATTCTCTGCAAAGTGTCCTGGAGATAGAATCGCTTGCACTAGATAAGTCGATAGTACCAAACTTTCCGGTGAGCGATCCAAGCCGAGCAAGTTCCCTATTAACATCGGGTTGCGTCGACAGGTCAATACCAAAGACCTGATCTAAACGCTTCTCAATGCAGTAGGCTATCCCTTTCTGAAAGAACATGTTAAGGATAGGCTCGGTGCATATGGTCCTCGAAATTTCAGAGGTTTTAGGGACAAAAGAAAGACGGCTACCCTTAACGATACGGGTGCCAAAGTTCCCACGCCTCGAAAGTTCCATCTCGGCCCAGGTCTTGTCACAACGTATCGCGTCGACATAGATCATGTCGAGTTCCTGACTAGTCGCTGTTAAGGTGCTGGAAGCCAACTTAGAGTATAAGTCGGACTCCGGAGCACCAATATTAGCGCCGCTACCAAACCCGCAACCAGAGAGTACGCTGTTCTGGCTGAGGATGAAGTCGTGGTACGTCAATGCCTCGCCGCTCTCCGGACCAAACCAAATAGTTACATCTGGCTTGGTCAGAGTGTGGCCGCGAGGCACTGGCTGCCACCCTGGATAAAAGAAGTCGTGAATTATGGAACGAAATTCTCCAAAAATCACGGCATCCAGGACGTCAAAGCTGGTAGTATCCAATTGCCAGGAACGACAAGACTCGTTCACTTTTGTGAACAGAGCCAACGCAGCAGCATCCCCACTTGCATTCCGATCGGAAGTACCAGGAAGGTACTTTTTGGTCAGACTACGTGCGAGGTGAGCCATTGCGAATTGTTTATCGCACTGACCTGGATAGGGGCTTATTGCCCCATTCCAACCAGCCTTGTAAAGGTCAAGAGAAAGGGTGCTACTGAGCAGTGCAGCATCAATGTGCATGTATCACTCCTAGCCAACGTTTGATGAAGGGTATTAATCCTTCACGAGGTACTGTAAGATCAAACGATCCCGGATGTCGCAGTGTCTCCCAACCCAGATGAAATTTGGGTCACGGAGCCAATGAACATAGAGAGCAAAGCCCTAATCTCGGCTGGTGAAGCCAGGTCCGTCCCTGCGGGGATGCCAATTTCGCATCTGACGTAGGAGAGGGCCGTAGCCTGACCAGCGAGAGGAACTGCTCCCTTCCGGACAAGTACCTTGTAAACATTCGTTGGCACATTCGCAACCACGCCAGTAGTCGGATTCGCTTTTCCTAAAGCTTTGAAAACGCGAGGCCGGCTGATCGTGATTGTAAACGGATTGCTGCTGCTATGGTAGCTAACACCGGCTTGCGTTCCACCCAACGCCGTGACCGCATATTGCTTCCCGTTATTATCGGGGGCAATGTCAGCCACATGCGTATAGGTTGGAGACGTAAAACCGGTTTGTGCCGCACCCGTAACGGGCGAAGTTAGACTTACGGCCATGCTTTACTCCATTGAATAAAACCTTACCTACGGAAGTTCCGCGGGGAAGGGTTTTGGGAGTGAAGGTTAGCACAAAACGAGCCAAACAACGCGGCCATGTTTGCCAAATGGTTGCTCGACTGATTCTGAAAGTCGACAAAAACGACAGATGGTACTGGTGAAGCACCAGGCTGTCTATCGACATTAACCCTCGTGTATTTGCAGTAGGAATAACCGTCTGACGCGTACGACGCCTTAGCTGCCACCGGGAAGACGGACATTGTAGCACTTCGGTTTGGGCTGATCAGCTCTTCAGTGATCAACTTATGCCGAGTGGTGCGACAAGTCCACTTCAAAGTGGCAGTGTTGGTGAAAGATGCGTCAAGATAATCGCCGATTGTGGCGAAATAGTCAACGAGGAACGACCAAGGGAGTAATTCCCAAGCTGTCGGGAGGAACTGGGCAGGATTAAAACCCCACCTAGCCGCCTTATCAGCGAAGGTCGTCGCCGCTTGAGCGACAACGTCACCTCGGTACCTCACACTGGTTTGGACGCTGGTTCGGACTGAAGTATCTCTCTTCAACCGATCCACGCCCCCAGCGTAAAGACTGCCGAGGCCAAAGGTCTGGGACCTTAACTTTAGACCCTGAGGTGCACGTGACAAGTGAGCAACTCCCTCTTTGTCAGAGAGAGAACTCAACGCGTCCCATGCATCATCAATGTCCATCATCAAGG